AAGGGGAAGGGGTATGCAGAAGGATTCAGTAGATGCGGGCCTTGTAGGGGGCTCTGAGTCGGTTCTTGAGGTATCCACGGGCGTGGTCAGGCCAGGGGTACCGTTGAGCGAGCAAAAGCCCTTGTTGGATCAGATCCCGTTGATGCGGCCAGAGGTCGTTGAAAAACGGATCACCGCTCCGTTACCTAAGAAGGTGCGTCGGAAGGCTTTGACTAAGCAGGAGTGGACCTTTGTAAAGGAGTATGTGACCGGGGACGGCGAGGTGACGTTAAAGGAGGCGGCGAGGCGGGCGGGTTATAACCCTCGAACCCTTGAATGGCACGCTAGGAAGCTGACTGACCCTCACCAGTCACCGCATATCGTTCAAGCGATTCAAGAACTAAGGACCGAGCTTGCGGTTAAGCATGGGACCACGTTTGAAAGGCACATGAAGGACATGCAACGGATCAGGGACCAAGCCCTGGCAGCGGGAGCTTACTCGGCAGCAGTTGCGGCTGAATATCGGCGAGGGCAAGCCCTGGGGACGATTTACGTTGAGCGTAAGGAGATCCGGGTTGGCACGATTGATTCCATGAGCAAAGAAGAGGTCATGAAAAAGCTTGAAGAGATCAGCAAGCTTTACGGCCCGGGGGCGAATAAGCCGATTGTCTCTGACCAGAGCGACGTGTTGGACGTGGAACCCCTTGCGCCTAAGCAACCTACCGTTTTGGAGAAACTGAGCAATGTCGAGAAAATTAGAAAAGGACTTTTGGAAAAGGGTTCAGCCCCAGTTGAAAGGCCTTTGTTCCATAGCGATGAGGATTGAGTGCAAATCGCCCCTGGGTTTTCCTGACGTCATGATCGCGCTCGAGGGGCGCATCATGTTGCTGGAGTTGAAGGTTGTGCGCGCTGGGGCGAAGGTTGCGCTCTCACCCCATCAGATCGCCTTTGCTCATCAGGCCAGCGAAGCAGGCATTGGCTATGCCTTGCTTGTGCATTACTGGCCTGAGAGCGTGCTGCGCTCGGTCGATACTGACGTTTATGGCTATCGTGCTAATCGCGTAGTCGAGGTTGCCAAGCGAGGGGTAAACGAAAAGCCTAATGCGGTTTGGCGAGTCGGCGATGCGGAGGGGTTGCACGGGTTTTTAAAAAGTGTATAGTTAGGGCTCGATTTATAGAAAGGAGAAAGAGGATGGATAAATGGACAACCGCGATTCACATGCTGCGGGACGGGTTTTTGTTAAGGGTTTCATCGAAGCTTGATGAAGACTCGGACGTGATCGAGGATCAACCCTTACCCCTGGTTATTCGAGTTGATGCCCTGGGGCCTTCTGAACGGTGTAGTTCGATTTTCGACAATGTGTTGGCCGAAACCTATATGGGAGGATGCTATTACGATAACGTCCACCAGTTCATTGCGCTCAGCGGGCACTATGATGGCATGCTTGATGAGGTCATGCGGGAGGCCAGAAAGGTAGAACGAAAGCATTCCAGGCTTCACTATGTGACAGTGGTGCATCAGGAGATGGGACACGTTCAAACCATGCCGGTCATGGCTTTGTCCCAGGCCCTGGCTGAAGAAAAGGCCCGGGTTGAGTGGCCTTATGCGAGGGAAGGTTGGTCAGTCAGGAGTACCCAGCATGCATGAGTCGAAGTGGGCCCTGGTAAAGGCCTTGATTAAAAACTACGTTTTAATGTCCCTGCTGCGAGCAATTGCCGGCGACAAGAAAAGGCGATAACTTGCAAAGCGTTTCGGTTATATATACACTTTAGCTATCCAATCAATCGATTGGTTTTTTATACAGGAGAAAGCAGATATGGATCAGTCAGCATTACTTTCGGTAGTCGGCGGGATGTATGACAAGCTTGTGCAGGACGTGAGCAATCGCGTTTACGGCATGATGCTTGAGACCGAGCGCGCTCGCCAGCCTGCCGACTACGGGCAACTGGTTATTGATGTTGCCGAGCGGGTGAACGCCCAGATTAATTATGAAAAGCTTGCCGACCAGATCGATTGGAAAGGTTTTGCCAGGGATGTTGCGGCGAACTTTTCGCCCAGTGATCTTGCGAGCGAAATCGACCTTGGCGACCTTGTAACTGAACTTGACTATGGCGCGATTGCTGAGGGCCTGGACGTTGAGAAAGTCGCCGACGAAATCGACATGGACGAAAAAGTGCGCGAAGTTTTGCGCGGCCTTTGATTCTCGCGCCGTTTCCCTACTAGGCCCTTGCGGGCCTTTTTGTTTTGCAAAATAAAAAATTAGTGTATAGTTAAATTATCGGCGCGTTGCCGACATACAGCGAGAAAGGGTTAAACATGCTGAAAACTGTACCAATTTCATCAAATCGCAAAACGGGCCCGATCGCCGTTACGTATAGGGCGGGCATGCATGAAACGTATAGCACGTGCCCCACGACGTGCGCGTTGCACCCCAAAAGCGCGACGGGCGCGACGTTAATCGATCGAGAATATTTCGACGCCTTGCGCGTTGCCGTGCCAAAGCGCGGCGTCGCCTGGACTTATTCGCATTTCGATGCGGCCTTGTTGCCCGTGCCCGTGAAGGGCGAAACCGTGATCAATGCTTCGTGCGATACGGTCGCCCAGGCCTTGCGCGCCGTTTCATTAGGTCGGCCCGCGACCTATGCCGCGCCCGCCGATACGGCGCAGCAATGGCCGCAACGCGTCGAGGGCGTGCGTTTTGTTCGTTGCCCCGCTGAATTGGCCGATAAGTTTACTTGCGACCAGTGCGGGGGCGGTCGCCCTTTATGCGCCAGGGGCGAGCGTGATTATGTCGTTGTTTTCGTTGCCCATGGCACGGGAGCTAAGAAAGTCGGCACGGGCACGGGCGGATGTTACGCCGCGAATGGTCCGACCGCGATTCAATGGCATGGCACTAAAAAAACGGGCGCAGCGAATGACGCCCAGGCCTTGCGCGCCTTCGCGGCCTCGTTGCCCGTGGGCTCGAAACTTCGGCACCATGTCGCGGGCGATATCGGCGCTTGCAATTAATAAAAAACTATTTTATTATTTCGTTCAGGCGCAGTAATCGCTGCGCTGTAACCCTTAAGAAAGCGAGAAAGTTGAAATGAATACACTACACCAAGCAAGCAAGCAATGGGCAACGCGGCCGGATGAGGAGCGCTTTGTCAGTTTGGCCGAAATGCATGCCGCCGCCGAGGCCCAGCGCGCGATTAGTCGCGCGAAGGTTTTCTCGAGTCGCGGCATTGAAGCGCGGCCCCTTGAAAACGACGGCTTGATTATTCAAGGCCGCGAGGGCGGGAGCGCGACCGTTTCGCATTGGGCCTTTGGCCAATTGGCCGCGCTGGCTGGCGCCCCTGGCGGATATCTCCGAAGCTTGCCCGCTCCCCTGGCTGCCGACTGTATTAATTACGGCTTGCACGTCGAGCGCGACGTTGAGGACGTCGGCATGCTTTTCACTAAACCCCAGGGCGGGCCCGCTACGCTACGCGCCGCGACCGGCCCGAAGTACGGTCGCCTTTGGAATTCGGACGTAATCGCCGCGCTTGTTGATCGCTTCGGCGACGGCGTTTCGGGCGACTTTCGCGTGCCTGGGGTTTTCGGTCGGCCCCTCGAGCGAGTCACTAAAAAGGAAACAACGCTTTATTGTGGCGACCGCGACATGTTCGTTTTCTTGGCCGATGAAGAAAACCGTATCGAAATGCCCGACCGTCGCGACGGCAAAACGGGCGCGCTCGCCAGGGGTTTTTTCGTCAGTAATTCCGAAGTCGGCGCGGGCGCGCTTCGCGTCAAAACTTTTCTTTTCGATTACGTATGCGCGAATCGTATTGTATGGGGCGCGCTCGAATTGGACGAAATATCAATTCGCCATACGGCCAGCGCTCCCGATCGCTTTATTGAGCGCGTCGCGCCCGCGTTGCTGGAATACTCGCGCGCTTCCGCCGATAATATTTCGACCGTTTTGCGCACGGCCCAGCGAAGCAAGGTCGACAAGGTCGGCGAGTTTTTGGCGAAGCGCTTCGGCCCGCAAGTCGCTAAGCGCGTCGAACATGCTCATATGCTCGACGAAGGCCGACCGATCGAAACGCTATGGGACGTAGTAACGGGCGCGACCGCCTATGCCCGATCAATCCCCTACACTGCCGACCGCGTCGAATTCGAGGCCGAGGCGGGCAAGGTCCTCGACTTAGTCGCCGCCTAAGCGCGCCAGCGCTTGCCGTGCCTGGGGCCCTTGTGGCCCCTTTTCTTTTGTCTTATGATTAACGCTCCCGCATAGGGCGGGAGTAACCATTAAGAAAGCGAGAAAGCATGAAAGCAATTAAGGACCTTAAAAAGGGCGAATATTTCAAGCGTAGCGCGACCGCTAAGGCCGTCTATTGTCGCGGCCAGTACATGCGCGAATCGAAGCGAATCGCGGCCCAGCGATTCGACGATATAAGCATGTTCGTCTATCTCAAACCCGAAACGCTCGTTTTTGTCGACTTCGAATTTTGATAACCGGGAGATTAAAAGCATGGTTATTAATGAGCCCCCTTTCATTAATCAATTGGCCGAAGCGCGCAGGGTATTGGAAACCGAAGGGCCCGAGGCATTGCGTAATCCGCACGCTTTAACGGGTGCAATTTGTCGATGTAAAGCGTGTTTTTGCTGCGCGGCCTTTGTCGTTTATCGGCAGGCCATTGAGGGGGAGAAAGTATGACCGACTGGCTTATCGCGATCGCCTTTGGCGTCGCCCTGGGCGCAGCGCTGGCCCTTTCAATTTAACCCCGCGCGCCTCCCCAGGCGCAGCGCTCCCCAGGCCGCCTCGCGCGGCCTTTTGTATTTTACGGGCCGCCCTGGCCGCTATTTCGCCCAGCGTATCAATAGGGCTCGATTGATCAGTTCAACGCAATAATCGAAACTTGGCCCGCGATCCTCGCGGCCTTATCCCCTCTCAATCCCCAGGCGTCGGGCCCTGGCGCCCAGGCCTCTCGGGCCCTGGGCCGTGGGCCTCGCATGCTGCGCCCTGGTACGCGCCCTGGTACGCGCCCTGGTACGCGCCCTGGTACGCGCCCTGGTACGCGGGCCTTGGGCCTTGGACCCCGCCCCCAGGGGAGAGTCCCAGCGGCGATTGGTAGAGTTTAGAACGTTCAAGGTTCTAGAATCCAGGACAATGCCCCCGCCTTCGCAGCGGACGCCGACCTTGGCCCGGTTTCGTAGGAACAATTGCGGCCCAGAATGCTTTTCTGGTATAAGTACACTTTTCGGGCTTCCCTGGAAGACCACCCCCTTGTTTTTAAAAGTCGTTTCGCCGAAAATTTTTTGCAAATTTCAAAACCCATGACCACACCCGAGGACATTGAGGCGGAGCGCTTGAAGCTTGAGCTAAGGCTCAGGATCCTTGAAGCTCAAACCCGTGCGTCTGAGTCTTTCTTGTCTTTTGCCCGTTATGTCTGGCCGGAGGCGATCTTCAGCGCCCATCACCAGAAAATGGCCAACGCCTTTGATCGCATTGTCAAAGGCGAGCTCAAACGCTTGGTCGTGAATATGCCGCCGAGACACACAAAGAGCGAGTTCGCGTCCTACCTCTTGCCTGCCTTTGCCATGGGCCTTGATCCAAGGCGCAAGATTATTCAGGCGACGCACAATGGCGAGTTGGCGGTGCGCTTTGGCAGGAAGGTTAGGAACTTGATGGACCAGGAGAATTACAAGGAGGTGTTTCCTGGGGTGTCGTTGAAAGCGGATTCGAAGGCTGCTGGCCGGTGGGACACGAATGGTGGTGGGGAATACTATGCGGTGGGTGTAGGGGGTGCGATGACAGGGCGGGGTGCGGACCTTTTGATTATTGACGATCCGCACTCGGAGCAAGATGCTTTGTCGGAGCTATCGCTTGATAACGCTTGGGAGTGGTACACGTCGGGTCCGAGGTCGCGATTGCAGCCCGGAGGGGCGGTGGTGGTTGTGATGACGCGCTGGGGGATGAAGGATTTGACGGCGCGGTTGATCAAGGCGCAGTCTGAGCCTAAGTCGGATCAGTGGGAAGTGATTGAGTTTCCTGCGATCTTGCATGAGAACACGGAGCGGGAGAAGCCCCTTTGGCCAAGCTACTGGAGCCTTGATGAGTTGCAAAAGGTCCGGGCGACGTTATCGGTGCAGAAGTGGCAGGCGATGTATCAGCAGCAGCCCACGAATGATGAGGGTGCGATTCTTAAACGTGAGTGGTGGAGGATCTGGGAACATGACTACACGCCCCATGTGGACTACATTATTCAGAGCTATGACACTGCATACAGCAAGAAGGAGACAGCAGACTTTTCTGCCATCACAACCTGGGGAGTTTTTAGGCCCAGCTACGATGAAGGCGCTGCGATCATCTTATTGGACGTTAAAAAAGGTCGATGGGACTTCCCGGAACTGAAACGTATTGCCAGGGAGCAGTATAATTATTGGAAGCCTGACAATGTGTTGATCGAGGCCAAGGCCACGGGGATGACGTTGCAGCAGGAGTTGCGCCGGGTTGGAATACCGGTGACGATGTACAGTCCCGGTGGAAGGCGCGCGGGCCAGGATAAGATTGCCAGGGCGAACTCGGTGGCACCCGTGTTTGAGGCGGGGATGGTCTGGGCACCACAGACGAAGTGGGCGCAGGAATTGGTGGAGGAGTGTGCTGCCTTTCCCAATGGGGATAATGATGACTTGGTGGACAGCACGGTGCAGGCGATTATGCGGTTTCGGGCGGGGAATTTTGTTGCCTTGGATGACGATGATCAGCCCGAGCGCAATGAGCAGATGGAGTTTGATTACTACTAGCTTGTGTTGACCGACCTGACCCAGTGGCGGTATAGTCGGCGCACATAAGGAGCCCTCATGAACGAATCACGCCGCATGCTCCAGCAGTTGCTTCGGCAGCCTATTCAGCGCTTTGCCGATGGCGGACCCACGGCCACGGTCTTGTTTGGCCCACCGCCCAAGGAAGGAGACACGGTTGCCCCAGCGGGTCCAACGATTAGTGCAGCATCAGCGCCCGCATCAACGCCAACGATTAGCGCAGCACCAGCAAGTGGGGTCCCAGACCCAGAGATTGGAGCTATATCTATTGACGACTGGATGCCAAAGTATCCTCCTCCAGAACCAGCGCCCACCTATGCAACGCGCCAGCAGATTGAGGATATCTACCGCAACACGCTGGGCAGGAAGGGTGAGCAGGCAGGCCTTGACTGGTGGACTAGCACCGCGCAACAGGCTAATTTAAGTCCTGATCAGCTTCGTGCAGAGATTGCCAAGAGCCAGGAGTTCCAGCAGTGGTCGCCTTATGACATAGATAAGAGCGGCGGGATCAGTGAGGCTGAGCGACGTGCTGCGATTAATCAGGTCTATCAGAATATTTTTGCCAGAGAAGGTGAAGAAGCGGGCCTTGATTATTGGATGCAATCGGGTTTGACGCCGCAGGAGATGCAAAAGCATTTCCAAGAAAGCGCTGAGTGGGGGACCTTGAGTCCTTTTGATGTAAACGTGGATCTGCGTTTATCACCCGCTGAGCGTGCGGCCTATGAGGCATCGTTACTTAAAAAGCCTGTTGAGTTACCCAAAGCCCGTGAGGCGATGAAATTGCCGGAGGCACCCAAGCCCATTGAGCTACCGAAAGTAGAAGTGCGTGACGTGCCTGAAGTGAAGCCTGCTGAGATTGACACAAAATTTCGTGAGTCCGCAGCCAGGGTCTTTGATCCGGTGACACAGACCTTTCAGTACAGCGCACCGGCTAAGCTTTCGCCTGCCACTGGTGCGGGAATGACTTTTGTCCCACCCACGGTCACATCAAGACCAAGGCAGCTATTGAATGTTGCCTTTACGGCAGGCCAGGGTGGCTATGATCCTACGACGGGTACCTTGTATCAGCCTGCGATGTCAGCAAGTCAGCGCTACGGGGCCGATCGGACAAGTCAGTTAGGGGCGCTACAACAAGCTGTTTCGCAAGCGGGGTTCCAGCCTAGTTCATCGGGCATGATTCGTTTGCAGAATCAATTGCGAGCCGGGGGGTTCAGGAAGGCGGACGGCACAATTGACACGGCTGCACTGCAAGCGGCAGTTGCGGCACTTAAGCCGACAGCCCAAGCGGGTCCGCCAGCCCCATCCCCTGCACCGACCGGCTCAGGAGTCTTGGCTCAAGCAGCACGAGCCATAACCAGTGATCAGTCCAACGTGCCCGAGGCCTTCCGAACCTTGGATCCTATTAGGTTCTCTCCCAGCTAGCCATGGCAGAGAAAACGTCAGATTTCATTGACTCGGTGTTGCGAAGCAGCAAGGAAGACTTTGAGTCAACGATTAAAAAGGACACTGTTCCTTTAACAAAGAAGGACCTGGAGGCCTTAAATAAAGCTTCCATGTCTTCTGCGGAATACCGA